TATCCTTACGAAAAAGTTGCTGATGGCATGGCTTTTTCATGCAGTAATGATGGAAAAATTCAAGCCTCATTAAGGTATATGAATAAAGCTATTCAACACACAGTGTATAATGATTTACCATTAGATTATAAATCAGATCTTACTCCGTGGGCCGAGCAAGGTATTCTATTACTTAATAGCTCTCTTACTACAGAAATAGGTAAAATTGGCAAGCATTATCATATTTGGAATCCTTTTGTAACATTCTTAATTGATATGCTCAATGCGTATAACCCAGGTTTAATCTATGTATTTATGGGTAAACAAGCTCAAGAATGGATGGATCAGGTATCTGATAACAATCATAAACTAATATGTAGCCACCCAGCTTCTGCAGCTTATAATAATCAAGAAATGTGGAATTGTAATGATGTCTTTAATAAAACATCTAAACTAGTGAATGATCACTATGGACAAGAAATTATTTGGTAAAAGAATTATATCTAAAGATAATATGACAAGAGGAAGTGCTTATGTTCTCTATGAAAAAGATGGAGAAATTTGGATTGGTTATTCAGATGAATTTAATGGAGATATGTATCCAGGTGGTAAATATGAAGACATGCTTACCGCACTTGGATCAGTAAAAACTTATGAAGACTATGGTTTAGCCATGCATAAGTTCAATAAAGAAAACTATAATTATAGTGATTACAATATATATCATAAACCCCTTAGTGAATACTTAAATTTGCCAAGTGTAAGTAACAAAATAGATCTTAATAGAGAATACTATACTTACTGGTTTAGTGATTACATATTTTTTCTAAATCTTACAGATAACCTTTTTACTTTTCATACTATTATGAAAAAATCAATTGTTATAGATACAGGTGTAATAGCCACATTTAGTTTTGGAAAAGAAGAAGGAGTTTATAACTCAGATGGAGTTAAGAACCTAAAGCAATATAAAGAAGACTAAGTGCAAAAGCGGATGCTGCAGCATAAAAGGCAACCTTAAATACTTTTAGTTTATTATTAGATTCTTCTAATGAAGTACCAAGGTATTCTATTTGATCAGCTTGTTTGTTTACTATAGTATCATATATAGCAAGTTGTATCTCTTGTTTAGAGATTATATTACTTTGAGCAACTATAGTACTGTCTTTATATTGTCCTAGCTTTTCAGAAATCTTTAGTAAAGTATCGCATTCATTTGCACCAATAAGCTTAAGAGAAATCACTCTTAATTCTTCTTGATTGAAGCAAATTGTGCTATCTTTGTGGGAGTCCTGCATTTGCGCGGATAATACTGTCCAGCTGAGTAACAGTGGCAGAAGGAACACTAGCTTTTTGATCACGGTATTTGATTTTAATTTTAGCCGGTAAGGAATTAAGACTATCAATAGCTTTTTCGTAAACAGCAATCTTTTTCATTTGAAAACTAATTTGAGAATCAAGTTTCGCTATGCTGTCTTTATATTTTTCAATATCTGATTTAACAGGTTTAGTTGCCGGTTGTTTCATATATACAAATAATAATGCTACTAAAACTAGTAGTGAAAAAACAAAAAGTAAAAAGTCTTTGGTATTCATAACTGTAAAATATAAGCATAATTATGGAAGATACAATAGTAATTTTAAAAAAAGCTAAAAAAGAAGAATTTAAAGCAACCAAAAAAAATATTACAAAGTATGTAAAAAGCTTTAAATCAAGGTTTTATAAAAAGTTTGGATACGAACCTATTGTAGTATATGAAGATATGTATGACAAAAAACTCAAAAATCTAATCATTAGAAATAAAAGCACGAGTCTTAATCTAGAAGACATTGAAGCAATTTGTAATCAATTTGTTGATTTAAATGAATTTCCAGATGGTATAAAAACTCGATGCAGAAAACAAGAGTTAGCAAGGGTGCGACAAATTTATATGTATTTTGGTTATAAGTTAAATCATACATTAAACGATATTGCAGCTAGAATAGGTTATGATCATGCAATGGTTTGCCATTCTATTAAAGTAATTAATAATGTTATTGAAACTAACGATAAAAAGTATATTAAACTTTACTGGGATATACGCAACATAATACATGAAAAAACAGGAAGTAAAAACATTTTTTGACAACATTGTCAAACACAATCTAAGTCCAAATCAATTTTATTTGATGGTATGTATTTATGAAAATACATCTTCTATTAATATTAACATGCATCTAGAATTAAGGCAGTTATTAATAGGAGAATGGATTGATGAAAACAATAAACTTACTGCAAAAGCATATACTGTTCTTAATAGCTTAAACAGTTATTTTAGTTTAAGCAAGAAGAAAACAGATATGAGTTCTATGGGTATTGATTATCAAAACAATATTCAGAAGTATAGAAATTTGTTTCCAAAAGGTAAACTTCCTAGTGGTAAACCAGCAAGATCAAATGAGAAAGTTTTAGAACAAAATTTTCGTTGGTTTTTTGAAAATTATTCGTATACTTGGGATTCAATTCTGAAAGCTACAGCATATTATGTAGATGAGTTTGAGAAAAAGAACTTTCTATATATGCGTACTGCTCAATATTTTATTTGTAAATCAGAATTAGATAAAACCAAACAATCTGAATTAGCTGATTATTGTAGTATGATCGAGTCAGGAGACTTCGAGGAGGATGATAATCACTTTAAAGAAAGGGTAATATAATGAAAGAAGCTAAGTTTAAACCTTGGAAAAGTCAAAAAAACGGGTTCTTAGAATCTTTAAATTATCTAAAGGGAAGAAAAGATGGTATAATTAAAAGTCTAAAAACACCTTGGCATAAATTTAATGACGCAACTACTGATGGCTTAGAATGGCACTCTATGACTGTTATTGGTGGTAGACCAGGTGCAGGTAAGACTTTGATTAAAGACCAAATAATTAGAGAAGCCTTTAAATTAAATGCTGGAGAAAATTTCAGAGTACTGGAATTTCAGTTTGAAATGCTAGCTAGAACTTCCGCTATTCGTGAATATGCAAGTGTATTAGGTAGATCGTATAAATACCTATGCAGTGCAGATGGAACTTTATCTCAAGAAGACTTAGCTACATGTTATAATCACGCTAAAGAAAGAGTCAAATATCCTATAGATATTGTTGAAACTCCTATTACAGTTAATGAAATTAAAGAGGTAGTCCATAATTATATGGAAGAACATATGGTCAATGGTAATTATACTAAGACTATTATTACTCTTGATCATTCTCTGTTAGTTAAAAAAGCTTCATACGAAAAAGATAAGTATGATACCTTATACAACTTAGGAGAAGCTATTACAGACCTAAAGCGTAAATACCCTATTATATTCATAATCTTAACCCAGCTAAACAGAAATATAGATAATCCTGAAAGAAATGAAGATGGTAAGTATGGTAATTACATACTTGAATCAGACATATTCGGTGCGGATGCTCTATTACAACACGCTGATACTGTGGTAGGTTTAAATAGACCGGGTAAGCAAAAGATTAGATTCTATGGTCCAGATAGATATGTAATTGAAGATGATAGAGTTCTTGTTTTACATTTTCTTAAGTGCAGAAATGGTGATGCAAGAATGAGTTTCTTTAGAGCCCAATTTGAAATTATGACAATTGTTGAATTAGAAACCCCACCTCAACAAGAAAGAAGAGTAAAAACATAGTAACATGATTGAAACAAAAGTAGAAAAACCAGAAGATCGTAGATCAAAAACAGCAGAGCTTAGGAAAGCTCATCAGGAGTATTTTGAAAAAGCCGAAATTAGCGCTGCTAAATTTGTACCAAAACTTGCTTACAAACCACCAGGAAAAGATGAATTATTTGTAGGCTTTTTTCCAAACGAATTAAGAGGCGGTGAAGATGTTTATACAGAATTTGCAAGTAGAGATCTTGAAGTAGAAGATCCAGAAAGAAATCTTTATAAATGGAAATATAATCCTCATTGGGAAGAAGAATATGAAAAAACAGAACCTGGTCCTTCAGGATCTTTTAGATATCTTATTCCTGTAATTGAGCTTGTTAAAGTTCAGAAAAAAGAGTTTGTAACAAAACCTTCTGCTAAAACAAATATTGAAACATCTGAACCATTTATGGAATTTGATCTTATAGATCCAGATATTGATGCTCAATTTGAGCAACTTACTATAAGAGATCTTGCAGCTATTTTGTTAAAGAAACCTGTAAGTAACAAAAAATGGTTAAATAAATTAATAACAGACAATTAATGGCACAAAGTATTTTAGTAATTGCTGAGTCAGGCAGTGGTAAATCCACAAGTATTGAAGGTCTTGATCCTAAAGAAACATTTATTATTAATGTTGCTAATAAACCTTTACCCTTCAAAGGATGGAAGAATAAGTATACACCTGTAAGTAAAGAAAATCCTAATGGTAATCTGAGTAATACCGGTACTCCACAAGGTATTATCAAAGCTTTAGATTACATTAATCAATCCAGACCAGAAATCAAGAATATTGTGATTGATGATTTTCAATACATGTCTTCATTTGAGTATTTTGACAGAGCTACAGAGAAAGGCTATGATAAGTTTACTCAAATAGCTTCAGGACTTGCAACAGTAGCAAAAAAACCAAAAGATCTTAGAGACGATCTAATGATCTATTTCCTTACTCATGCTGAAGAATCAGTAGATATGGATGGTAA